TCATTACAAGAAGGGCCTAATACGCTCGTACCATCAGAAAGAATAGCACGTTTACATATATTAATATCAAAAGTATCAAATATTTCTTCCGGAGTACCAAAGCGCTTTTTGATAAGCTGTATAGGGGTGGGTATACCAATGTAAAAAGTGGCCGCATTTACACTATTGTGCCATAATGTATCTTTATCACCTTGCATGGTACAAAAGGCATCATACGCTTCTTGGTAGTCCTTTTCATTATAAAAAAAGATGTCTATATCTTTTGGACGACGTATATCAGGATTAGCAAAACTTCCTGATATAAACCAATTTTTGTTAGGAATAGTGGTTTGCAACAAATGTAATACATGCTTTTTTTTACTAGTAGTAGTAGAAGGTAGTAACATCTGTGATACTCCATAATTAAACAAGAAGCACCCCGGAGGGTGCTACAGTGTGTCAAGTAGCTGCGCTATGTTAATTGTATGACGTTCTACTTCCCCATAATCCTTATGTATAACCAAAGCCTTGCTGTCTTGTCCAGCACGATATCCTCCTGAGTGCGCATAGTTATCTTTAGCGGCCAAAGTCCGAAAAGACTCTACACTACACCCAGAGAACTCTGTTTTAGTGTCATGGTGAATGTGCGATTTGTTATCGCTAAGGCTTTTTATCCCTAGCTTCTATTAGTTCTTGCTTAGTGTGTTCCCACTCTTCCAGGGCTTTATTCCTAATAGTCCAGCATACGTTTTTGCCTTTAACTTAATAGTAAGGCATCCGGGCCTCGTGGAAGAATTATATTCTATAAAATAGTTTCATCTTCTATGCGTTGCCCCTGACTAAGGTGTTACCCCTAGCCTTCGGTTCAAGTTCCCATCACAGGGTCCTTGCTTAATTCCCGGATAATAATAAAAAGCATTTCTGCTTTAGACGGCCAATTTACTTAACCAGTTAACCAATAACGGTATTTCGAACTACCCCAATCTTCAGGTCTATCTGTAGCCATAACTAGGGGCAGTTTAGGTGCTTTACACGTATGTCCGTGATGCACACCAAAGAAACACTTTCCGTGCTTGAAATAAGAAAATACAGATTGTGTACTGTCTATAGACACCCTAGGTTCATTAGCATACATATGTTTAAGTGCAGCCTTTAAGAACATTGCACCTGTATCGTCATGGTTACCAATAGCAGTAACTACTTCTACAAGCTTATGTTGTTCAAGAGCAGAACTAATCATTTGCAGCATGATTTTCATCCCGGTATCTACCATCATCATGTAGCTACCAGAGACGTCTAGAGAGTGCCTATGACGTTCTGTAACGCCCGCCACATTATCCCTATGGAAGTAGTCACCTAGGTTAACAATCACCGCCCTACTGCACGCTGGTGCTGTTTTAACAAGCCTGTCAAATATCCCACAGAACACCTGTTGAGCTTTATCTAAATCCCAGTGTTCTCCTGCTTCTTCTTTGTATGCTTGCATGCCAATATGTGGGTCACCTAAGGGGTACACTGCCATTAGGTCTTCTGAGACATAAGTAACCTCATAAGGCTTTTTTTCAAACTGGGGTAGGTTAACTACATAGTCTTCAATCAATTCTTTCAGGTTGTCTAATAAAGTTTGTTTTTCTACATCAGATTTAACCCATTGAAGTTTTATGTTCCCGCCATCATCATACAATGTAGACGAGCCTTTTAGTAGCTCGCCTGCACTTACATAGTTTCCGGAATCTAGGGGTAGAATCCCATTCTTACGTAAGCCCTTGATACGATTAATTATACGGTATCGCCGTACAGCATAACTGGGGTGGCGTTCCTTGATAGCTTCCACTATCGAAGGAACGTCGTATGTAAACTCTTCACACAGCTGCACGAGCTCTGTGTCAGATACTTTTACAGCCATAAGATTCCCCTGTGTTACGATTTGTTAAACAGAGGGCGCTTAGCTCCGGCCTTTGCAGAAGGTGCTGCCTTAGCTGGTGCGGCATTGGCTCCGGAAATACGAGCTTGGATCCACTCCTTAACGTCCTCTTCGGTGAGTCCGTCTTTGTAGGTTACATTACTGGCATACTTCTCTTCATCTAATGCCAGTCGCTTACCAATGTTTTCTCCAGACTCTGCTTCTGCTGCAGTAGCCCCGTCTTCGCGGTAAAATGCTTTAATAGCTTTACGCTCCTGGATTTGGTTATTCCACAGACTGTATTCCATTTGAACACGCATTTTAACACTAACGTCACACAGATCAGGAATAATCTCCATCTCCATCAGTTTCTGCTCTTTGCCTACCGGCACCTCTGCAGCTTCAGTTTCAATTTCTTGTCCATCTGCCATACCTGCAATAATGCAAAGACGGTTCAACATATTGCATGTGATATCGTTGATTTTACCGTCCGTATTGACCAAAATTGGTCCATAGATAGTTTGATCCATACCTCCGCAATTTACATTGAAGTTCAGTTGCTTTGCTTTATTCTTAGTTTCTGCTACTTGGACGTAGTTGATAACTACATCATAGATACCAGAACGGTTAATAAAAGCGTTACCGCCGCTGTCTTTAATATCTTTTCGGTCTTTAGAGACTGTTAGTTTCATAATTACTATTCCTTATGTCTTATGTTAAATTAAACTCAAAGTGTGAAGTCATTAACTTTATCAGCACCTTGAGCTAGCATTTCAATGTGATCTTGTAAATTGAATTCTTCTACTGACATACTATCAGGCAGATCTGGCTGCAGAGTACGAGCAGGCAGTTTACCAGATTTCAGATGTAGAATACGTTTATTGCTTTTTACTTCGATAAACAAAGCCTCATCTACTTCAGCGAGGAACCCACCTCGTTTAGCAAAATCGCCTTTGCCTACTAGGCTATACTTGCCTGTCTCGGCATCGTATAGAGCATGAGAAATAAGTACCACTTTCATGTCACTGGCAATCAAAGAATTCTCAACAAATGAAGTAAAAGCATTGATTTCTTTGTTTAGCTCAGAATAAATAGTGAACCCTTTATATTTCTCATTACAGTTGGCCATTACCGTATCAAAAATTTTTGATACGGAGTCAAATACTACAGTTTCAGGATAATTCCCAAACTTTTGATTATAGGCCTCAATTTTTGCTACAACTACATCCACTAGCTCTTGTACCGAGCTAAAGCCGGCTACTAGTACGTGTGGAATGGGGAAACTATAACGCTTGCCGTCGTGTGACACAACTAGTGTGTTTTTAAGATTCCTAGTAAGCGTAGTTTTTCCGGTATTAGCTTCACCAGAAATTAGTAGTTTTACACTCATTTTTCGTTCTCCTCTTATAGTGAGTATTCTGGAAATTGTTCGATCAGTTTTTCGATATGTTCTAAGCGTTTTTTGGAATTTTCATAAATAGCTTTATGCTTATTAGTAACAGTCTTTTGCTTTTTAGAATTTTCATAAGCAGCTTTATACTTATCAGTAATAGTATTTTGCTTTTTTTTTTCTATAAATATTAGCTGTTTAGGAATTACTGTCATAGGGGGAAACCCCGTCATAGTAAGGTGGTTATTTTTGTTAGTACGAATGATGCCCGTTTCTACAGAACCGCCCTTAAGAACTTCTGCGGATAAGATTGATTTACTCCCTTCTCCATAATGAAGGGACAGCCCTCCTCTAGGGCCCCTAGTTTTCTGAAGCTCCTGTAAGGATACTCTGACAGGGGTTTCAGTATGATGCATAAACAACTCACTTAAATAGTATAGGGCCCGGTTTTGGTTTTAACCTCATATCTTGTGCTAGCAGGTGGCGAAGCTCTGGTTTGTTGTGCCACATCTGTACAGACTCTGCAATAAGCTTTAAGCATGAGCCAATAAGCTCTAGTTTTTCTTCAGTAACCTCTTCGGTAACTACGCTTACAACTGAGGGGTAATCCTTTAAGGGTTTGCCTGTTTTCTCGCTCACCCTTCCAGTCTCACCTTTAGTGATAAATACCAAGTCTATATAGTCTATATCTACGCCTTTCTGTTTTAACACCCAACAGTAAGTCATTTGCTGGAACCAGTAGTTACGAGAAAATCGAGTAGGTGCTGTTTTGGCAGATGTGGTTTTCCAGTCTTTTATTCGACGCTTGGCTGTGTATCTGGCATCAATAGACCCACCTACAACAATTCCAGGCAAGAGCTCATGATATACAAACTCTTCCACCACGTCAGGCATGTTATTTTCAACATAGCTTAATGCTACGTCAAGCATACACCCATAATTATTTAGTATCTCGTTATTATCAACTTCTGGATCATTTAAAGAGTTGATATAGGCCTCTATAGCATCGTAATCCACTTCACCCTCTTTAACAAACATTTCAATGCCTGCGTGTACTGTTGTACCTAGACAAGATGCAGTGTTTCCTGTAAACCCTCCTTCCCCAAGTAAGTGTTCATGGTACCATTTAGAGGTGCTATCAAAGAAATCACTAACTTTAGATGCACTTATTCGAAATGCCCCATTAGTAGCATCATTACCATCGTTATATACAAAGTATGAATCTTTTTTCATTTTTTATTCCTGATTGGCTGTTTTATAACATTCTGTCATGCCTGGAAAAGGCTTTAGTGGTGTGTACTTTATGTCTTTCAACTCATTTTGGGTTG